TCATAGAACTTCTCCTTCTTGAACTTGCTGTGAACAGCGTTGACATCCTCAGTCATATACTTCATATAGTGACAGTTCCAAAGATAGTTACGAACGTCACGAGGAGCACAGAGACGGAACCCAAGGAGTGAGACCTGAGGGAACCTATCCTTGAGGTTCTCAAGGAAGATGTTGACCTGCTCAAGAGGGTTCTCCATCTTGCGATAGATCTTACCAGTCTTGCGGTCACGGAGTTGTGCACGACGACCGAACATATTCTCGTAGACACGTCCACCAAGGTAGTCGCTCTGAGAGAAGATGGATGCGGGACTGGACTCACCATCAGTAAGGATCGTGACAGAGCACTTCTGGAGAGCGTGACGCTTCACAAACCCAGGAATGATCGAATGTAGTGCTGCGATGGTTTCGATCAATGGAGTGCCTGAGAGGGACAGACCAGGGGTTGTGTTGAATGAATAGAAACGACCCCAGGTTGCAGTGTTACTGGAAACAGCACCAGCGTTCCTCCAGAGGCACAGTGCCTGACGGTTGAACTCCTTAGTTGTGCATTCGGAAGAGAGCATCTCTAGCAGAGAGAATCCAGAACCGAATGCAATATTACCAGCGACACGATCGAAACGATCATTCATAGATCCTTCAATATAATTGAATGCACTCCAAGCATATGAGAAAGCAAGAACCTTAAATGGGATGTTTACCTTGCGGCAGAACCAAGCAAGTTGCAACACTTGCTTGACAGTATCCATAAGGCAGTTGGACATAGAACCAGACCAGTCCAGGATGAAGATCATCCCGTGATTCTTACCATCAGGAACAACGTTGATACGCTTGAAGATGTCATCGTTGTACTTGTAAGTGTGGAGTTTACCAGTGTCAAGAACACCAGTACGAGCACTGCTGGTACGAGCGTATGCATCTGCTGCCTTACGACACTCAAACTCTTTGACCAAGAAGTTGACTTCCTTCTGTGACTTCTTCTGAAACTCTTTGAAATCTACAGCAGACTTTTCAATGTCAGCAACGATCCATTCGGGTTGTTCTTCCGTAGTGAAGTTCAACTCAGATTGCTCAACAATCTTTTTCCAACCAACAACAAGTTGGTCTTCGTTGACAACAGGGATCTCAACATACTCAGTTTCGTGCTGATACTTTTCATTGTTGATCAGATCCTTAAGACGCTCAGTGAGTGCCTTGTCTGTGTTTGCCTCTAGTGGATCATTACCACCTTCATTGCTTTCGTCCTCAAGATCTACATCTTCATAGTCTTGATCGAACTTGGAATCAACATCATCTGACTCATCTACAGAGTTTTCAGAATCAGAACTACTTTCAGTAGGAACAGTCTCGCCCTGAACTTGACCGTCTTCCTGCTGCTCAGGTTTGATGTCAATCTTCTGCTTCTCTTTCTCCTCTTGCTGCTGCTTCATAAATGCATAGACCTCTTCTGCAACAGCAACTGCTTGCTCAAAGGTCTCAGCAATTTCAGTTGCTCTGACGAATGCCTGCTCCTCAGGAGTGAAAGGAACATTACGATAGTTACCGATCTTGAAGTGAAGATTGATACGGTCAATCAGATTGATCTCTGCAATCTTGTCACCTACACAGAAGAAGTCTTCATCGTTAAGTTCTTGGTAACCCTTGAAGAAAGTCTTGGGCAGACCTTGGTAACGACGCTTCATCAACTTCTCGATACGAGCATCTTCAGTCACATTGACGAATGACTGAGGGCACTTGAATTTTTGCCACTCTGTAGGAGTGTAGAGAGCGTGACCGACCTCGTGAGATACCAGCAGGTCATAGACATTCTCAGAAGCACGATCCCAGACGGGAAGTGTGAGCACACGACGCTGTACGTCGAACGCTGCAGTTTCACACTGCCTGTGCTCAATGATAAGGTCCTCAGTTGCGAGCAACTTAGCGAGTGTACCTTTGACTCCTGTGTTTACTGTCATAACCCCTTTGTTTGTATATACAAAGTATAAGACCCCAAGCGGTTGCCTGGGGTCTTGAGTGGACAGATATTCAACTGTCTACCTGGCATTAAATGCAACAGAGATACGTGGTGTATTTATTCTGGACTTCACAGTTTTGTGTTCCAACCAAGACGGGAACAGAACTAGCGTACGTGGTGTGGCAGGAAAGTGTCTGCCCTCTTCAGTTCCCCACATACACATCTTTGAATATGGATTTGGATTGTTGAATACGATACCACCGTGTTGGTCGGGTATTGTATTGTGATAGTACACCCCAGACAACTTTGAATGTGCGTGAGTGTGTGCTATTTGAAAACTGTCACCTGTTGATGCATTGACCCAAGACTGATGGATTTGTACAGCAGGTTCACCAATAATTTCACAGCAAGTATAGATCCAATCTACCATCTCTGGAAGTTCATACTTCCGAAACAGTTGTAATGAATTCATTCCTTGGTGAGAACCTTGTACGATTCCTTGTGATGCACCTTCAGAAACGTGAGATAAAATATCTGAATCGTCAAGTGGTATCGACTCAATCTCAGAATCAATCTTAGGATTACTATGATTGAAAACGTAGATGTTAACTGGGAACAGTTCGACTCTCACTTTAGAAGTTGGATTCAGGAAGTCAGATCTGGCAAATTGGGAAATCTTTGTTCTCGGACGGTTCTCGGTACGCTCATCATAAAACTCACGGTCCATCGTTCTTCCTCTGTTTCATTAGATCTTACCTCGTGATCTTGATAACCTGGCCAAAAATACAGATCTCCTTCACGAGGCATCTGACAATGTGTGTATGGCCAGTATGGTTTTATCCTATTGAGTGTCTCTACCTCGGGTGCAGGATGATAGAGAAATAGGTCGCCTGAGTTACCAACAGGAACATCCAGATAATAGGTACCTGCAATATCTGCTTCGGCGTGGTTATGCCGCATTTGGTAACCACCTTTTGGATTGACATTAACCCAACAGTGCGTAACCTCAAGTTCTGGATCAAATAATTCTTGTTTAGAAA